TTCATGGTTGAACCTTTTATCGGAGATAAACAATCGCACCGATCGCAACGGCCGTTACGACGACCATTGCGATTACGCGAGCGGACTTGAGCATCCGCTCTACCTGTTCATGATCAGTTGGTGACATCGACTACGTCGCCGGCAGCGGCGAGCGAGGGATGCTTCTGGGAATGCTCTTTCACTGCGTAGAGCACCTTCAGCTGGTGGAACACGTCGAAGAGCGCGCTGTGTGCATCGCCTTCGAATGGGATTGAACGCTCGAACGGGGGCGGGGTCTGCGGCCAGTAGCGGCCACGGATCCAGCTGTTCATGTCGTTCACTTCACGGTAGTGGAACGGGTTCGGCAGCTCGAACTGTCGGCAGTAGCTCTCGATGAACGGGAACTCGAAGTGCGAGGGCTTGGCCCAGAGGCGCAGCGTGTCGTTGTACGGATCGACGCCGACCTTACACCACGTGATGAAGTCTTCGAGCACGACGCGCGGGCGCTCCATACGGCCCATGATGCTCGTGAGGATGTGACGCTTGTCCTTGAGCCACCAGTTGCGTGTGTCTTCGTCGAAGTAGCGGCCCGGAGGGACCATGAGGCAGCGGTCGAACGTTTCAGGCATGATCGCGCCGCTTGCATAGTCGAAGCGTACACCTGCGATCTGAATGATTGCGGAAGCGCCGGGTTCAGTTCCCGTCGTCTCGAGATCGACCATTACGTCGAGGTACTTGATTGTCATTTTTGGCCAGAAGTAGAAGATGCGTATTCAAAGCGGTATTCACGATTCGGTGGTGGTCGATCGTGGTCCACTTCATCGACTGGGCGTCGTGGTCGATGAACACAATGGCGGGGACTACATACCACTCGCTGGTTGATTCCCGGCGAATGAAGAAGGTGTAATTCCCGCCAGCTGCAATAGCTTTACGCGCTGCGCGCCACTGGTTCTTTGAGATCATGCTGAATGAGAACGAGGGCTCTTTGGCCGTGCTCTTTACTTCAGCGTAGGACATCCAGCCGTCGAAGACGATAACGTAGTCGGCGGGTTGTGCATCCTTGATTGACTTTTTGAGGCCAGTGACGCCGCGCACGTAAGCTGTATCGGTCAGGCGCTCTACCGCTGCGCGCTTCCCGAATGGCGCGAAGAGAGTTTCGAACTCTTCCTCCGCGTCCTTCCAGACGTGCTTCATATTCTCTTTGACTTACCGTGGTGGTGGTGTGCAGCGATTATAAACAACACCAGACCTTTAAGGTCCGATGTTGTAAAAATAATTAAATGACCTTGTCAGTTCTGACTCGAACGAATACAGGGTTTCGCAGCGACCCATCGGAAGTTTTTTCCATGTACTCGAACTCGATCACACCGCCCATCATCATCTCGCGCATCTCCCAGAAGGCCTCGCGCTGAGCCTTCGTGTAGCCGCCGCCCACGTTGACCTTAAACTTGAAGCCGTCCTCCAGTTCGCCCTCGACCGTGAAGCCGCCGAGAATGCGTTCGAAGGCACTCTTCTTCTTGCCGTTGTAGAAGCCGGTGATCTTGCCCTCGGCGGTCTCCAGCGGCTTGCCCTTGAGCCAGTGCGAGCTGCGGCCCCAGACGTACGGCGCACCGGGATCCTTCAACATGAAGCCTTCGAAGCCCTGCGCGAGCGCGACGTTGAAGAACTGCTTCACTTCCTCGCGATCCTTGACGATCGACTTGTAGCTGGGATACAGCTTGCCGACCCATTCAACCCCGTCTTCCGTCTCGATCGTGCAGGCAGCGGCCAGGGCGATGTCCAGGCGCTCGCTGCGCTGCGCCTGCGGGCGCAGACAGACTTGCTGGTTCCACTCGGTCATCGTGAGCCAGTCGAATGCGTAGAAGCGCAAGCGCGAGCGATCCGCACCTTCCTTCTTCGACTCCATCGTGGCCGACCAGCTCGGATGCTTCTTGCTGGGATCCACGATGTGCTCCATGACCTCGCCGTCGAGCACGATCGCCTGATTGCCGACCAGCTGCTCACGCAGGCGCTGGAAGTCCTCGTCGAACAGCCCGCCGATCCACGGTGTTTGGTCGAGGCCGTCGCGCGAATAGCCGATCGGCGTCTGGTTCGGGTAGACGAAGACCGTCACACGCTGGCCGTCCATCTTGAACTCGATCTGTGCCGGGAACTCGGGCGAATGGTCGCTGTACTTCTCGGCCAGCATCACATCGAACACCGGGATCAGATCTGGGAACACCTTGTTGACCTCGGTCGCGCCGATGCCGACCCGAAGATTCTTGCGCAGCACCGCCGCAAGGTTCTCGGCGGTCTCTGCCGTGTAGTGCATGAGCGTGTGAACGATCTCGGTCTTCGCGGCGTTGCCGGTCTTCTGGCGCGTCGAAAGCGACAGCAGCAGCTGGATAAAGGACTCGCCTTCATCGACATCCGCATCCGCGAAGATCGACGGCATGTCGAACGACTTCACGCCGTAGGTCACGAACGGGCTGAGCGCCGCGATAAGCATCTTCTTCGCAAACTCTTCGGGATCCGCGCCGAGCTTGGTGAGAGCTTCGATCTTCGCGGTCTTGCTGGTGGTGGCCTTGCACTCGGCCATCAGTCGGTTGAAACGTCTCATGCTGCTTTCCCCTTCATGAACTCTTCTACTGCTGCTTTTGCTTCGGCGACGAGACGCACTGCCTCGTCGCCCTCCCCGTTGATCGTCAGGAGGCGCGCGATCTCGCGTATGCCTTCCTTCAATGCGTCCGAGTTATTGAGGCGGCTACCGAACTCTTCGCGAGACCGGTAGCCGCTCGACGTTGCGACGTAGATGTCGACTTCGCTGTGGATGACCTTGTTGTCGCTCATGCCGTTGCTTCCTCTTCTTGTTGCTCCGCCTCGACCGGCATACCGTCGAGGATGTAGTTCAGGATCGCTTCGCGCTCTTCACGCGTGGCACGCTGCTCATAACGATCTTCAGCGATGCAGGGCAACCCCTTCTGCATCTCCATAAGTTCGACTTGGCCGTTCGGTGCCTTCTTCAGATCCCACGGTTGCAGCGTCTTGCCGATCGCGAGCGAAGAGTCGAGCTTCAGGTTCTTGACCAGTCCTCGGCCCTTGATCATCTCGTCGTAGAGCACGTCGCAGAAGTCGAGGACTTGCGAACGCGGCACGCTATAGACCAGCTCGTCGTGGATCAGCAGGTAGAAGCGAGCACGGAAGCCTTCGAGCGGGATGCGCTCACCCATCGCGCGCATCGTGCGCTTGGCCATCGCGGCGCACAGACCCTGAACCTTCGCGTTGACCGCTTGGTTGCCAGCGCGGCGGTTGATCCGCTTGATGACGACATCGCCGAATGCTGCAATGGCCGGATCCCCGTACGACTGGAACTTGGCCTTCATGATGTTGCACCACTCGCTCGTTGCCTCGAAGCGGTCGCGACGATGATGGTCGGGCAGCTCGACGTAGCCGTTTTCACGAGCCTCGTTGATCGTGCCGAGACGCCACTCCTCCGCGCGCGGGAACGTCGTGCGGTACTTGTCGACCATCTCCCACATGTAGTCGCTGCTCCAGCCCAGATCCTTACCGACAGTGCCGAGCGCGCCCGAGTACCAGTATCCGAAGTTCGCCGGCTTGCCCACATCTTTGCGCAGCTGCTTCTTGTCCGGGTGGTTCGCGTACTCTTCGTCGGTCAGGTTCATCAGACCAGTCACAGCGCGCTTGTGCAGGTCAGCGTGGGGACGCTGCTGGTATGCCTCGCGGAAGCCCTCGTCATCCGAGTAATCCCCGATGATCACCAGCTCTACCGCCGACCAGTCTGCCGACACGAGTACGTGTTCCTCGCCCTCTGCATCGTCGTCGTCGGCCTCGAAGAAGCCGCGGACGTACACCGACTCGCCGAACTTCGCGAGCTGCTGGCCGTTCGGGTCTTGGCACGAGCTGCGGCGTGTCGCCAGCAATGCCTTCAGCTGCGGATATACGCGGCCCGTCTCCGGATCCACGAGGCACAGGTACGGCGTCAGGTACAGCTTCACGCGCTGCGAGATCGAAGCCATCTCCTTGTAGCAGCGGAACATCGTGACACCCGCCTCGTAGCGGTCGATGATCTTTTGCAGCTCGGGCAGCGTCTTAGCCGACATCTTCAGGTCAGGGCTTACCTCGCCCGTCTTCTCGTTGATGCAGCCCTTCAGGATCTCGTCGTTGTAGCGCTTGATCCAGCGGCGCTCCAGCTCAGCACGGCAGTCACCGTCGCTCTGCGTCTTGCCGTCGACCAGCATGTACGAGCCGCGCAGCAGGTCATAGATGACCGTCCGCATCGGCATGTAGTGGACGAGGTTCACGCCGCTCGACTCTGCCACGCCGCGCTCGATAGCCCAAGCGTTCGACACCGGGCCGCGCGTCTGCATACATTGCGTGAAGTCGTCGTCGCTATCCGGTGAGTTGGCCCACTTCACGATCGAGGCACGGTACTTCTTGAAACCTTCCGTGCCCTTCTCCGGGTTGTAGTACCACTTGTCGTACTTGACCAGCTTGTCGTGCGGCTCCTCGTCGAACGGCAGCAGCGTGCGGATCGCGGCCTTCATGGTGCGCAGGCAGCGCGCTTCATTTGAGCGCTCCAGGTCACGCCGCGCGAGCACGGCCTTACCGTTCAGCTTGATGCCGTGGCCCCAGGTCTCAGCCGCGATCTTGACGAACGGCATCTCCTGTTCCATGAACGTCTCGAAGACGGCAGGATTGGTCTGCATCACGAACGCGAGCACGCGGTGAAAGAGCTGCACACACCAGTACGCGTCGTCGACGCCGTAAGCGAAGACCTCTTCACCCGTGAGCTGGCCCATGTGAGCGCGGCCACGCAGCGTCTCATCGAAGGTCGCCATCTTGTAGTCGAACCAGCTCTGCACGGCGCGCTTCAGGTCGTAGCCGATACGGATCGAGGCGACATAGCCGTTGTAGCTGTGTGCCGCGTCCGACTCCTTGGCGATGACCTTGTGCAGCAGCTCTTCCTGATCTGCGGTCATCGTCATGCCGGGGTCGAAGCCAGCGAAGGCTCGCGAGACGGCCGGCAGCAGACGCTCGATACCGCCGAGACCCGGCTCGCGGAACTTGTCCTTGAAGTACGTATCAGGCGAGTACGCCGACACCAGCAGCTGCAACGTGCAGATGATGCGTTCGCCGAGGTCGAAGCCCAGAGACTTCATCAGCATCACGAGTTCGAACGGCGCGTTGTGGATCAGCCAGAACGCGTCGGGTTGCTTAGCGTCGAGGATCCGCTTGGCATCGGCCCACGGCAAGCGGTTCTCTACGTCCGCGTGCGCGAGGTTCACGTAGTAGCCGAACTCGTTGTTGTCGGGGTAGATCGAGAAGCCGCATACCGTCGTGCGATTGGTATCAAACACCAGCTTGGTGTTGCCGCCCTTCTGGCCCTCATCGTTGATCTTCATCAAGCGATTGAGGCCTTCATGGCGACGCGAGTCTTCCGTTTCGATGTCGAACCCAACCAT